CGAAGAAGTAATTGAGTATGATGTCGAAGAAGACATCAATGCTCTGAATGCAGGCGAAGAACTCTCTGAGGAATTCGAAGAGAGAGCACGTACTATCTTTGAAACTGCAATTAACGCTAAGGTTGCTGAGATCAAAGAAGAACTCGTAGCATCCTACGAAGCATCCCTCGTAGAGGAAGTTTCTTCAATTAAAACCGAACTCACTGATCGTGTCGATGCATACCTTGAGTATGTTGCAGACGAGTGGATTTCTGAGAATTCAATCGCTGTAGAGCACGGTCTTAAGACCGAAATGACTGAATCATTCCTCTCCGGAATGAAGTCACTTTTTGAAGAACATTATGTAACCGTTCCTGAAGATAAGTATGATGTAATCGAGAGTATGGTAGATAAACTTGATGAAATGGAAGGAAAACTCAACGAGCAGATCGAACGTAATGTCGCTCTGAATCGTAGATTAGCAGAGTCAGTTGCTGATGTAATTTTTGCAGATGTCGCTGAGGGATTAGCAATTTCTCAGAAAGACAAACTCGCTTCTCTTGCTGAAAATGTTGAGTTTGATAGTGAAGAGAGCTATCGTGAGAAACTGGTAACACTGAGAGAATCATATTTCCCAGTTAATACCGGTGCTCAGAAAGAGGATTCTGAGAATCTGTCTGAAGAAGTAACTTTGACCGAAGAGACCGAAATGATCTCTGAGGGAGCAACAAACGCAATGGATGCTTATCTTCAGGTACTTCGCAGATCCGCGAACAAGTGATTTTTAAATCATAAAGTCAAACTAACTTTTTTTAAACACTAGAGGTTAACTCAAATGCAGATGTACAACACCGAATATCTGCAGGAGAAGTGGTCACCAATCCTCGATTACGAGGGTATGGATCCTATCAAAGATTCACATCGTAGAGCGGTAACTGCTATCCTGCTGGAAAACCAAGAAAAAGAATTACGCGAGGAAAGAGCATTCCTTAGCGAGAATGGCCCAACCAACTCCGCAGGAACAGGCGGATTCTCTGGTTCAGGCGCAAACACAACAGGAACCCCTGTTGCAGGTTTCGATCCCGTACTGATCTCCCTGATCCGTCGTTCGATGCCTAACCTGGTCGCTTATGACCTCTGTGGCGTTCAGCCAATGAACGGTCCTACCGGACTGATCTTTGCAATGCGCTCCCGCTACAACAACCAGACCGGTGCAGAGACCTTCTACAACGAAGTCGATTCCGCATTCTCTGGTCAGGCAAAAGGACTCGCATACGAAGACGGCTTCACCGATGGTGCAGTTGGTCTGGGTACAACCGCACAAGGCGGAAGCAACCCATCAATCCTTGATCCTTCTAACCAAGCAAATAACGCAGGTCCTGGTGCTAACCAGTACAACGCTGGCGGCGGCATGACCACCGGCAAAGCAGAAGCACTCCGTGGCGACGACGCTGATGCTTTCAACGAGATGGCATTCTCGATTGAGAAACTGACCGCAACTGCTAAGTCAAGAGCACTGAAAGCAGAATACTCCCTGGAACTGGCACAAGACCTCAGAGCAATCCACGGTCTGAATGCTGAAGCAGAACTCGCAAACATCCTCAGCACTGAGATTCTTGCTGAGATCAACCGCGAGATCATCCGTACCATCTACAAGGTCGCAGTTCCTGGCGCACAGGTCAACACCGCAACCCCTGGAACCTTCGACCTCGACGTTGACTCCAACGGCAGATGGTCTGTTGAGAAGTTCAAGGGTCTGATCTTCCAGATCGAAAGAGATGCTAACGCAATCGCGCAGCAAACTCGTAGAGGGAAGGGCAACATGATCCTCTGCTCCGCAGACGTTGCTTCCGCACTCACCATGGCAGGCGTTCTGGATTACACCCCTGCACTCAACGCTAACCTCCAGGTTGACGACACCGGTAACACCTTCGCTGGTGTTCTGCAAGGTAAGTATCGTGTATACATCGATCCTTATTCTGCAAACGTTTCTGGTAACCAGTTCTATGTTGCTGGTTATAAGGGAACCAACCCTTATGACGCAGGTCTCTTCTACTGCCCATACGTTCCTCTCCAGATGGTTCGTGCAGTTGGCGAGAACACCTTCCAGCCTAAGATTGGCTTTAAGACCCGCTATGCGGTCGTCGCAAACCCATTCGCAAAAGGCGCTACCGAAGCATCTGCTCCAGACAACATCGCAACCAACTCCAACGTATACTACAGAAGAGTCAAAGTCCAAAATCTTATGTGATCACAGTCACATATTTCTCAGAGGGATCCTTCGGGATCCCTTTTTTTGTCTAAATAAATAAGAAAGCTCCAATGGAAGAAAATGATTGGTCGGTTGATTGGACATTAGATGTTCATAAAGTCAGAGCACTTTATGATGTCATACACTATACCTGGGAAAATTGGCCAGGATATCCAGCAAGACCAAAAGAAGAACAGGAGTTTTTAATATCGACCAAATCTGAACTTTTTGCAATGTTAATGGATTACACTTTCAAGACGAAAAATCAATGAGAACGTTTAAAGAATTTCAATATATTTGCGAAAGATCCCTTTCTAAGTGTGAAAAAGACAGAAAAGAAGGTATTACCAAAGGCATGAAGAAGAATGCTTCTGACTTTAAAGATCGTTATGGTGGCAATTGGAAAGGAGTTATGTACGCTACTGCCACCAAGATGGCAAAGAAATCTAAGTGTAAGAAGGATGTTAAAGAATTTTGGAATCCATTAGCAAAACCAAAAGCAAAACCTGCTGTAAAGAAAAAAAATTCTACTGTTTTAGCATATAAAAACTATAAACCAGGAGTTCTTAACAAAGATACTGGAAAATTTACTCAACGTGATCATACACCAGATGAAGCAAAGAGATATGGTTGGAAACCAGTAAAGACAAGTTCTTATGGTCCCAGAGATACTACATCTCAGGCATATAATACTGGAAAAGATAAAGTTCAAAGAACTGCAGATGGAACTCCATTTACAGGGTCTACAAGAGGTGTAGCAGTTCCATATAAGTATAAAAAGAATGAAGTTCCTAAAGGTGTTTGGGCAGGAACACCATCAAGGAAATTTGGATCTGATGTGACATTTACAAATAAACCACTTGGAAATGCTCCAGGAAAAACTAAAACTGTTACCACTAAAGTAAGAGATACTGGAAACTTTGGTGCTGCTGGTGAAGTTAATAAAAGTACTAGTTTTGATTTGATGAGGCAAACAGCAAGAGATTTATCTGGTAATCAAAAACTCACACCAACACAATGGGGAAAAAGAACCGTTTACGTGAGGTCTAACTAATGGCAAATTGCAACTTTCCGAATCAGATAGATAATAGAAATTTTCTTTCTCCGATTGGGTTTAAATTTTCTTTATCAAAAGAACCAACGGTAGCATTCTTTGCTAATGCTGCCCAGATTCCAAACCTGAATCTCAAGGTAGAGACACAATCGACATATTTAAAGAACATCCCTGTACCCGGAGATGTTATGGAGTTTGGTGACTTCACATTGAAGTTCATTGTCGATGAAGACATGGAAAACTACATGGCAGTACATAACTGGTTATATGGTCTAGGTTTTCCAGAATCAACCAAGCAGTATAAAGATCTAATCACAGATAAAAATGGTGTAGAAGACATCAAATACGAAAGAAGTGATGGAACTCTGTTTATTCTGAATAGTAACTATCAGACCTCCGCAAAGGTTAGATTCACAGATATGTTCCCTTATTCACTCTCTTCTCTAGAGTTTGATGCCACTAACTCAGATCTAACATACTTTACAGCAACAGTATCTTTCAAGTATACTATATACGATATCGAAGTTTAAATTATGGACCTTGAAAAAATTCAATCTATGTGGGAAAGGGACTCTCAGATGGATCGGGATAACTTGCATGAAGAGTCATTGAGAATCCCTCAACTTCATTCAAAATATCATACTGTATACAATACGATTCAACTTCTCAAAGAAAATTCTAAAACAAAGTATAACAAGATTCGCCTAGAACGCTATAACTACTACACAGGAAAGGCATCAGCAGAGGTCTACGCTGAAGAACCATTTCCGTATAAGATTCGTGAAAAGGACGCCATACAGAGGCATCTAGACGCCGATGAGAGGTTGAATGAAGCAGAATTAAAGATTCGGTATTATGATGTTACTTTAAAGTACCTTGAAGACATTATTAAGTCAATTAATAATAGGACTTATCAGATCAAAAACGCAATTGATTGGCATAATTTCCAGGCAGGTTTTTAATAAATAAAAATAAACCTTCTGACGATGATTACTTTTCAGCAGTTTGATGAAAATGCTAGGGCAGCGTTAAAACTGCTGAAAGCGACTAATAGAATTGTTGGTGGGAAAAATGTTGGTTCTTTGGGAAGAGCAAGATATAAAGCTTTATCAGTAGGACCAAGCAGAAGTATAGTTGGATTAGATCGTCAAAGAAGAAATGCATCTGATGCAGCAGCATTTAGAAAAGCAAACTTCCCTAGAACTCAAACTGGAGGTACTAGACAAAGATTTAATACGACAGGTGAAAAGAATAAGTTTAGTAGAACTGTGGCAACTTCATACCCGTCACAATCTTCATATGCAAAAGATATGGTTCCTGCAAAACAATTGGAAAGTGGTGGAAGAATTCGTTCAACATCTGAACGTTCTCAATATCTGAAAAGATTGAAAAGACAAATGGGTGGGACAAGAACACGAAGAGGAGTTCATGCTGTTGATGTTCTCCCAAGAGGGGATTTCATGAAAAATGATCCAAAACAATTAATTACTAGAGGAAAAGAATATCATAAAGCAGTATCAGATATACCAAATGAAGTTAAAGGGTTTGGAGCAAAACGAGGAGATAAGATTGTAGGAACCGCATCGGAAGTTATGCCCGGTTCAACAAATATAGAGAGGGGAAAACAAAATCGCAGATCATTATATCGAAGAGTTCTTGGTGCAACAAAACAAGACCCTATTACAAGAAAACAAGTTGCTACTATTAAAGATGAGTTTGAACATCTTGATGAAAATGCAAGAGCAGCATTAAAACTACTGAAATCTGCTAATAAAATTATTGGTGGTAGAAAAGTAGGCATAGTGCAGAAAGCATTGAAATCAAATCGTGCCGTATTGTCTAGGGCAGAAAGAGGTCAGAAATTTTCGCAGTCAGCAGATAAGATTACTTCTGACACACGTTCAATGAATATCACAAGATCAGCATCAAGAAAAGCAGGATTTAGTGGTGGTGCAAATATAAACAGAAAAGATTTTAAAACTTCAACAAAAGAATATACAACATATCCAGAAAAAGGTGGTTTAGATTATCATCCTCGACATAATACACAGGTTGATACAAATATCAGCACCGTTCCATCGGGTAGAGTTGCGGCAATTTCTGCAAATACTACAGCAAAAAGACCAGTTCCAAAATCTGTTGGGCGTGGAAGACGAGTACCAAGAACAGAAAAATTAGTAGGGAAATTAAAAGAATATCGTCGTAGAGTTAGGAGGACTGGAGGAAATGAGAGAAATCCAGTTCATAAGATAGATTTTATTCAAAGAAGTGATGCAGATATATGGAAGAATGATTTGGACAAATATGCGTTCAAACGTGCTAGAAATTTTAGAAGAGCACAAGAAAATTTACCAAAAGATTTAAAAGCAGCAGGAGCAAAACCAAAAGATATTGTTCAAGGAATTCCCTCTGTTATGATGAGAGGAGAAACATCAAAAGGTGTTGGAAAACGTGCAGAACTTTATAAAAATCGTTATGGTCATCGCGTAACTGATTTAGATCCTACAAGAAGGACAACTGGTGTGATTGGCAGTGCTGGAGGAGAACTTCCACCAGGAAAGAAAATGAGAGGTAGAAAACCGCAGAGAAGAAGAACAAGAACAGGTCCTACAGATCGATCTTCTGCACAGGCAATGATGGATAGAACCCAGAGAAACATTTTATCAGATCGATAAATATCTGTAGGTGAATCTTATGATTTATGTCGAATTTGATTATTGGTAAGAAGAACGAGGTATATCTTCAAATCAAGGCGGAACCTCACGTATATTACGAACTGGCAGACCAGTTTACGTTTGATGTTCCAGGCGCAAAATTCATGCCCCAGTTTCGTAACAGGCACTGGGACGGAAAAATTCGTCTATTTAACACGCAGACAGGTGAGATCTATGTCGGTTTGTTAGATAAAATTATTAGTTTTTGTGAGAATCATGAGTACAGTTATGAATTTGTAAATAATAAGTTTTATGGTACTCCTTTTGAAACAAATGATTATATTTCAATGGAAGGAGTCAAAGATTACATGACTTCTATCAGCAGGTATGCCCCTCGGGATTACCAGGTCGAGGGGGTATACGACGCCCTAAAGCATAATAGAAGGTTGCTGATATCTCCAACTGCTTCTGGAAAGTCACTGATGATATATTCTGTTGTGAGATATTACGTTGAGAAGCAACAAAATATTCTGATAGTCGTTCCGACGACTTCCCTAGTAGAACAGATGTATAAAGATTTTGCAGACTATGGTTGGGAT